CCATAAATATTCCCTTAGTAATATCGCTTACTAAAGGCTTTGCATAGTTTTTTTTAATAAAAGCCGAAACACCGTTACTAGCTTCCATCGCCGCCCAAGCCATATTATTCTCTCGAAAAGATTGATGGAATCTAGGATTTTGATTTTGCCCATAACGATTTAACATGTTTCTATTAAGTTGCTGAACTTGCTGAAGTCTCCTCACATGAGAAGCTTTGCCACCTGCGCCTTCAACATTAAAGGCTCCAAAGTTGCTTAGAAGTTCATTGTTAGCGCGATAAAAATCTAACATCTCTCGTGCTGAAACTTGCCCATGTTGCATAGCATTGCGCATTTCCCCAATTTTCGTTAAAGCCGCAGTAGTTGATGGCGTTGTTCCTCCCGATCTCATATCTGCTTCAAGCTGATCTAAAAACCGCATGTCGCGAGGATTAACCGTTATCATATCATTGCGTCCAGCAAGCCTTCTAGTCTGCGCAAAACGATTCTGAAGCATTTCTCTAGGATTTGAGATTGATGCCATATCAGCACCTATCCAAGTAAGCATCTTAATGACTTCTTGACTAGATGGATCAACGCCAAAAAGTTCTGCGCCCTTCTTAACTAAATTAGCCGCTGTTGGAATAAGAAAATTTCTTACTAATCCTTTTGGGTTGCGGTTGAGCATAGAATTGACAATATCCTCACCGATTGAATTCGCAAGTTTTTGTTTCTCATCCTTCGGCGCTAATCGACCCCCAAAAGATTCATCTATGAATTTATTTACGTCTTCACTATTTGGCAATTTATCGGTTATGAATTTAAAAGGCGCTTTTATCGATTCATCAAAATTCTTGATGCTATCATTTTCCATGAAATAATCATCATAACCTAGACCAAGTTTGTCATTAATCTTGCTTCGAATTTCTTTCGCTTCATTTCCAGCAGCATATGCAAAATCTCTAAGATTCCCTGGGAATGCTGCAATTGCCCCTACAGCATGCGAACCAAAAGATTCTAATCTCTGCATTAGTCCATTTTCTTGATTCGGTTCGTCAGATTGTGAAGATTCCATTTGATCTTGCTGAATTGGAGATCCGCCAAATTTCGAATAATCAATATTCGTTGAAGGATTAACCTGAACTTTGGTTCCTCCAAATTGACTATAGTCAGGCTGGGGAGAATATGACATTTTGTTCCTTCGCTTTCTCAACTTGTTCGGGGGTCATTTCCCAGAGTGAGCCATCTGGTGCTTTATACTTGCTAATGCCAGGCTTGTTTTCTTGCACTTCTTTCTTAGGATTCAATCTAGCTTTCTGGGCATTTTTCCATTCATTAGAAAACTTTTCAGCTTCAGGCTTCATCTTATCATAGACCATCCGCTGAAAAGATGGTGGCAAAGGCTTATTTTTTGCTTCATAATCTAATTCCAACGCTCTAGCTGTGTTGTATTCAAGGCGCTTTAGATTATTAAACATTTTCATGTTCTCAATAATGCGTTCGCGTCCTTCTTGGCTATTCTTAAGAGTCGGAATCGATTTAAGAAAGTTCTGAAATTCCGATTGAAGAATACGACTTCCATAAAATTGTTGAATGTTCTTTGTGAGGTCATTGGAAAGCTTTTCTAGCTCTTCGCCTTCTGCTGAAAATAAGGCTGTGGGAATGCCTAATGCTTGCATAGTTTCATACAATAGCGGTTCAGGAACATTCCCTTTTTTTCCTAATTCAGCAATCCTATCTAACTTCTCATCCATTTGTTCAGTAGCATTAAGCGATTTTGTGAGATCATTAAGATAGGATTCTTGTGATTTATAGCCTTTCTCCAAAAGAGACGCATTGGTTTCAAGTTGTCTGCGTCTGTTTTCAAGATATGGTGTTTGATTTGCAGGAGGAACGCCTGCTTTTGTTAAGGCTATTCCTAATTGGTCAGGCGTGGCATCTGGATTTTCTGTAACAATCCTTTCTATTTCGTTTGCTACTTGAGGATCGATAGGCTGTCCCCCAAGTCCTCCTAAAGGTGCTTTATTATTAGCTTTAATCTGGGCAAGCTCTTTTGCCTGTTGGTGTTTCGCGATAGCCATTTCCTCTTCAGCAGTGAACATTTTCTTTTCTTTCTCAGTAATAGGCTCTCCAGATAGTCTACGCCGAAGAATATCGCCTTTAATGTTCTGTTCTTTTTGCTGCTTTTCTTGCGTTGCCAATTGCTCCGTCTGCATTCTATTTTGCAATACTTGCTGTCCATATGGCCCATGACCTTGCATAGCTCTTTGAAGAGCACCCATTCTTTCTGATTGAGGCGCTTCTTTAAGCTCAGGATTATTTAGGAATTCATCTAGAGCTTTATTTGCCTGATGCATGTTAACACCATGACCAATGCCTTGGCCGAGAGCTTGCGCAAGCATTCCATAACTAGCTTCACGAGGATCTTGAGAACCTTTTATAAACTGTACGATAATTACCTCCTAAAGATGCTGCCAATTACGACGATTGGTAACATCTAAACATGTAAAATATTTTATACCAAAATATTCTGCTATTTCTTTAGTGCTCATTCCCTGCTTATGAAACTCTCTAATTTTTAATACTTTTTCTTCATTTAAAATTGCCCTATGATTATTCTCGCCAATTTGATGGCCGGTTTTTTTCTGACAATCTTTTATATTTTCTTTTCTTGTCCCTAAAAACATATGCTCAGGATTGCAACAGGCAGGATTATCGCCTTTAGGACAATTATGGCAAACATCTAATCCTTTAACAATGTCTCCCTTATATGCTCTCCAAGCTATTCTTGAAGCGGTTCCAAGCTTTCCTAAATATGATATCACTCCATATCCATGTGAATTTTTACATCCTGTCCATATCCAGCAACCATTTTCATTTATAAGAATTTTTTCTTGAATTCTTTCTTTAATATCTCGATCTTGGATTCGAACCATTGTCAAAACCCTCCCATATACCCCTTAATCCCTGCGGCTGCTAATTGAGGTAAAAACCCTTGCTGCCCTTGCTTTTCTTGATATGCAAAGGGGCTGTAACCTAAACCTAGCTGAGAAAGATTACCAAACTGTCCTTGCTGCCTTTGCGCTGCTTGCCCTTGCAATTGGCTGAAAAGTTGCGCAAGTTGACTTTGGAAATCAGAGGATGCGCCGCCTAATGCCTGACCAAAACCGCTTGAAGATAAAGCGCCAGCGCCTGCAAATCTTTCTGCTATGCCCGGAAGAACTTTTTGTTCGAATTGCTGATTATAAGGCTGAGCAAATTGATTAAAGCCTTCTTGCCCAGGCTGCAATAAGCTTTGATCATATTGATTGGCTTGTTGAAATCCACCGCCCTGTTGCATCATGCCTTGAAGCCATTTGATAAGGTCGTTACCACCAAATTGTTGTTGAGCACTTGTTCCTGTAGGCAGTTTTTTAATCTCATTGCCTGAGCCAAAGAGCCAATCTGTTAAACTTGCCATATAAACCTCAATTTTTCAAAAATTCGATTACGTAAACTGCCCATGTGAGGCTATTTCCGCTCGTATTATAAACCAAAAAAGTATTCGTTGCGCTTACATACCTTACATATACAGCAGGATCGTTTAGAAAGTAAGAAATTCCTGTATTATCTAGCGCTCCACCAAAGCCTTGAACGGGATAAAGATACCCAGTAATTGCTGCGGGTGTCGTTGAAGATGTTAGCATAAGCGATATAGGAGAATTGGCAGCTTGATTAACAATCACCCCACCATTCAAAGCTATTAAATCAACAGTCAGTCGATAGGCATTTCTTAAATACTGCTGCGTGCTGCTATTCTCTACTACCTCGTTAAACCATTGTTCAAATGCTGCATTCTCTTGAAGCAGGAATAGCCCAGATTCTTTGCTGTTTACGGCATTAGCCACCCGGCGAAGGTATAGTTGCAATATTTCATCATAATTTTCCTCTCCCGCATTGACATCAAGAGAAATTGGCAGTTGGTTAGTGTTAAGTGCTAAGTCGCTTGAGAATGTCATGCGTTTACCAACCTTCCTGCTTCTCTAAAGAAGAAGTTCATCGCATGAAGTTGCATTCCTGTTTGATGCGTAGAGATCTGATTCATCAAAGCATTGTCAAACGTCATAGCGACCCTCAGAAACTGTCCAAACTGATTGGAGTAGAATCTATACCAGGCATATTCTGTTCCCTGCAAATAGGTCCCTCCAGTAGCGTTTACTGAGTTCCAGGTTCCGCTATTTGGGGTATACGTACCTGTTGCTGACGCATTGATCACAGAAAAACGATTTGCATCGATCACTACCATATTGTAATTTGGCGGCGAATTGAAGTTCGTCAGACCGATCACATTAGAAATGTAAATAAGTGTTCCTGTGCGCAAGCTATGCCCTTCACTTGTAATAATCCATGGGTTAGTAGTTGATGGAGGCATAGTAGAATCAGCAAGTGCAATATTTTGGATATATCCAGATTTTAACGAAGAATTTGAAAGTTCCTGATTTCCAAACATCATTTGATTGGCTTGTTCCAAATAGGAATTAACAAAAAGTTGAATTGTGACTGCCGGAATCGTAGGATAATGGTTATTTGTATCCATCAAGAAATCGATATAGGACACTTTATATTGCTTTCCAATGCTTTGATAGGGATTAAAGTCCTTTCCAACGATATTCATGATCGGGCAAAGAGAAATTACTCCATTTCCAATATAAGTAGAAACAATATCGCTCGATAAAGCTGCATAATTTGTGCCATTCCAGAAAAAAAGCTGCAATGTATTAGCATCTTTTGGCACTGCAAGGTATAGATTACCGTTTAATCCGGGATCTGTTCCATTCCACAGAGTGCCATTAATGAAAATCGTTTCCCCGCCAGATTCTGGCTGATTCTGTATATTATGAGATGGTGAAACAATCGTTATCGGTACTGCCGTTAGATCGATAGAATAAATAAAGAGACTTGGCCCATAATTGATAGGGCAAGAAACTGGTGTTTCAGCATCGGGGTTTTCATAGATAGAAATGAAGCCTTGCTGATTACCAGCGGTGACATATTCTACATAGTTTTGGTCATCGACATTATCCCAAGATACATCACTATCCCAGAATGTCGTTAGGCTATCCCAATTAATGCCTAGGGTGAATTGTGCAGGGCCAAAACATGTGATTGTGTCTCTGTATTGAGCCCAAGTGTTATTTCGATAATTGAAGAGGAGAACAGTATTCGGATAGGATTGATAAACTCCCATATTCGATGTGTCTACATAATTCCAATAGACGATTTCCTTTTCAAAGTCTCTAATGCCATGTACAAAGTTAGGAGCGCTATTTTGAATCTGAAAGCTAAAGATTGTTTCAGGAATCTGTTCATCAAGTCGCTTTAAGCCTCCAGCGCTTGCTTGAATGACCCCTCTATCACTTACCGTCATAACTCCTTGGTCAAATACAATAGAGCTATAAGTGCTAACAGCCCCAAAATCACTTGAAATCCGCTCGAAGATAAAAGGCAGGCCATACTCTCCTACATATCGAAGTTGCCACGTGGAATATTCAAAGAAAACAATCAAAGTATTACGAAAAAAGGCAGCACCAACGATAGATTCATTTGTGGGAGCATCTAAGAAACCGCCTCTCCCGAAAATATCTCTTCTCCACCCTAAAGTCGTATCTGTCGGGTCTCCAATCTGGCTAAAGGTGCACCTAGCTGAATAATGCTGTACAGAAGTTGCAGGTAATGTAGGATCGCCCCCGCTTGCTACTCCTTCCCAAGTATTTAGTGCGAGAAGTCTTCCATAATATGGTATTAAAATTAATGCTTGCCATAATTGGATTTTGCTTCCTGCTGGATCGGTTAAAAATGGCTGAAGGGCTGTCCAGACAGAATTATTGAAGTATCTTATGGGATCATATGGAGTGCTTGCAGCCAAGGTTATATTGTCATTAGTGACAAAGAAGTATTTAAGACTAGGATCAGCCCCCTGATAATTTGCAGCCCAGAAGAAGTCGGTATTCGTTCCTGTCCATGTGGTTGTAGTAAGCTGCTGAAATGCCCCTCCAACAAATTGATAAGAGTATGTTGTATCAAAGAAAATCGTCTGATCAATTCCTATTGTAGCTACATCCTGCTTAAGGATGCCCATCACCGGAAGACTAGGATAATAAACAAATGATGTTGTTGCCGCTGTCCCATTTGCGACATTTGTCGTTATAACGGCCACCGAAGTAATATAATTGATCGTTCCGAAATTTGTCGTATTAACACTAACCCACTTACCACCAGGTGGATATGCTCCTAAGGATGTAGAATTGAATGGAATGGTAAAAGTATTTGCTCCTGTTACTGTCATAGTAAAAGTCTGTCCATTTAATACTGACCAAGTTCCGGTAAACCCACTTAAAACAACTTGTTCCCCAGTGATCAAATGATGATTTACGCTTGTGAATGACACTGGATTAGCATTTGAAGCCGCTGTTATTGTTCCAGCTTGCTCGAGCACTCCTAGACCATTATCGATAAGAACAAGCGTTCCTATAGTGATTATTACTTTTCCTGGTTTTAGTTGAGCATATGGGAAAGTAATCGCTGGTGAAACTGTTGAGAAGATATTTACTGTCCAAACTCCACCTATAAGACTAATATTTCCAAGACTTGTATTGCTAATGGCAAAACTAAGCCTTCCAACTGTAACAGAACCATCACGCTTTTTTACCCGATCTCTCCATACATAGGCATTCTGTAGATTCGAAAAAGCCTCATTAGCCAGCATCATAGGCTTTTTGTCTGTTGTCAGACCGCCGCTAGGATAGCCTCCTATGAGCACTTGATTGAATCCGCTCATTAATTGCCTATTGCAAACCAGTTTAATTGTGTTAAAGCAGATGATCCACGGGTGTACCAACTAAAACCGGTAGCATTATATGCACTTATCCCAGAAGACCATGCGCCTCCTGGCGCAGAACTTAAAAATGAGGTCAATTGAACGCCAAAACAATTATTTGGGAATGCAACACCAGCAGGCGCAGTAGAAGTAAAAGTCACCGAACCGCTAGCATTTGAATTTGACGGCGTACTGATTCCTGTAATTACTCCCCATTGTATTAATACTCCTCCAATCCATTGATAACCATTTGTGGCTGCTGAACCACCTGTTAATTGGGAAAACCCTCCCCCTCCTGTTAATGTAAATAACTGAGTATCGCCCGAAGGAGATCCATTCGGTTTAGAAGTTTGGGGATTTACTAGAACTGCTGGGTTCCCAGAAAATATTTGATTAACGCCTGATATTTTCATTGGTGTAGATGTTTGTGTGACTTCATGAATAATAGTATGATAACCAGCAGGATTGCTTCCTGGGATCCCATTATTGTTCACATGGTCTACACCAAGAGTCAAAAATGTCCCATCAAGATTATCTCTAATCACTGCTTTGGTTGTCCCTAGACTTGATCCATCTGGAGGATAGCCCTCTGTATAGGTAGGTATTCCCATTAGCTCACCGCCACTGCTGCAATAGGTTGATTATCTTGAGGTCTTTTAAGAATGCGTTTAGCTTTGGCGGTCATGCCATGTTTTCCAGATTTGATTTTTTCTTTAAACTTTTTTTCTTTTCCCTTAATGACTACCATATTTCCTCATGTTGTGGAATTTCCTAGAAAATATTCATTTAATGGTTTAACAGGCTTCTGAGGAGGAGTTTTAATCTTCTTTTTCTTTTTAATTTTCATGTCGTACAAGTGGTTTTAGGGATTTCATTTTTATTTTTTCTTCATCTAAAAGTTTAGCAAAACCTTCATCATCAACACTAAAAGAATGTGATATAGCTATTTTCACTATATCTTCAGGACTTATTCCGTATAGATCTTTCAATTTTAAGCATTCTTCCGCCGTCAACTTCTTATCTTCTTTTTTGAAAACCTCAGTGATAAAATTTCCACCTCTCCTAACAGTTTTATAAGCACATTTTATCCAATGTAAAGTTAAATTCTCTTCCATTATGGGCCTACCGAGTTAACACCAAAACCTGTTTGTCCATAATTTTGGGTCAACTGATCGGTATAGATTGTGTAAATTGATCTTTGCCCTATAGAGGCATATGTACGCGTTTCTATGATGTCATAGCGTTCTTTAAGCATTTTATCAATGTAGGCAACCCCGTCAGAGTCGAGGCGATTCTCGAAGATCTTTTTAGCCGCTCCCACTGCTAGAATTTCCCACCATTCGCTAAGTTCTGGATTGCCCGCTTCGCCTTGAGCTAGGAGAGCTTTGATTGGGGATCTATAGGCGGTCAATTCGATGGTGAAACCTGCACTGGGCATAGGGGCAAGCGTAAATTGGTTCTGATAGAACATAATTGCCAATGGCTGCGATGTTTGCCTAGCATTATATTGAATGCTTATGGGTGTTCCCTGTGGAATTGATTGAGCAAAAGTTAAACCTGTGATTTGGCCTGTAGCATAATTGATCGTAGCATTGCCGGGAATATCTGGCGTGCTTGATGCATATTGTCGGTAGTATGTCCACCCGTATTCCTGATTTGTATTATTTGATGTCTGAAAAATCTGAATAAGGTTTCCCTGACCATCATCGGTTACATTCTGCGTTTGCCCAACTCCATTGGTTCCTATCACATTCGCCGTTATAAGGATATTCTGGACGCGGCCTTGAGTGAAATAGAGACTTGGATTATCTGACGGACCAGGATCGTTATTCACGCTAGGACTAATTGGGAAACCTATTGTATTGCCAGGATAGGGGCCTTTAGCGTTAGTTCCAGAAGTGAAAATCTCTTGACTTTGCCAATTGAAATTAGCCCCATAGAAGCTCCAGGGATCATTAAAAAGTTTTATTTCTCTCTTTGCGCAATAACATGGATTGTCTACCGTAATATAAAGCTCACTATTAAATGGGTACACATCTTGCCCCACATTCGTCGTGAAGGTATACATGTCTCTAAGCTTAAGAGAACGAAATTTTGCGGGTAGATCATAAGCATAAAAGCTATTCATTTGCTGAACGATATAGCTATCTGTCGTCTGGAAATTGTTTGATGATGCCGTAAGAAGTCTAGTTTTGGTTATGGCATCCGTTAAAGTTGGAAACTGAGGAAATGTTGGAACGAAGGTTTGTAGGCTCATAATGTTGGCTCATTATCAAACGCATCTTCTAGCGTTGTAGCTGCAAATTGCGGCTCTATCCCCGATCCTGCGGCGACTGCTACGCATGGTATCTGAGGATCACTGTAAGAAATAAATGAGAAAAATCCTAGTGTATTTACATCAATTGTAACGGTTGTTGGAGTCAATGAAATGATCCGGCCTTTCTGATTATTAAGCTGAATCATTCCATTTCCTTGCGGCACTCGGAAGCTAATCCATTCCCATAAAGTGAAATTGTGATCTTCTGTGAAAGTCACAACTGCTTGCAATGCCTGCGTAATATTCGAAATATATTGCAGGTTAGGAATGAAATTAGCTCCAAATGGAGGCCCAAAATCTGATGGAATAAAAAAGCTCACAAATATTCCATTGGTGTAAATCTTACTCGTGATTGCATTTCAAAAGACCTGGGAGTTTTGCCTCCGCTTGCCGGCAATTCTAAATTGTATCTTCTAACCTTTCTCATCGTATTATTTAGATGTTTTACCCAGCCCATCGGAATTTCACAGATCTCTCCATGAAAAAACTTGATTTTTTGGAATAGTTCCCCTTTATACTTGCGATAAGACCATTCAAAAAATCCGCCTTGTGCATCGATAAACTCAAATTTTCCCTTCACCATTTTATCATCTTTTTTGCGCATCTCTTTTTTTAATGCTTCGATACCTGCTGGGTCCATCGTGTTTTTTTGTTTTTTATTTAATTCTAAAATTTCCATCTTTTACCTTTTGTTTGCGGGAGGGGTAAGTTGCCCCTCCCAAATTACTATGCATTAGTAATCGCATTATTGAAATCTGCCTTAAAAGCCATTACGACCATCTTAGCGTTTGCTGGCCCAACAACGTTTAAACCTAGGTTCATAACGTATTGTGCTTTATTATCAAATGTATCAACTAAGTTGGTTCCAGGGGGGCTTTGAGGAATCGTTGCGCTACCATTAAGGGGCACAATTCCAGATCCCGCCGGATAACATGTCGCTGGAGATGCATTTGCTCCAACAGAATATGTTGCCGAAGTTGGGAATTGGAAAGCCGTAAAGCCTGTTGTGTCATAATTAATAGTGATAGATGATTCTGTAGCTGTGTTGGTCACAACTAACACCCTAGCAGCTCCGGGAGGATTTGATGTAGCTCCAGCAACTGGAGTTCCAGTCAAATAGCTAAGCTGTGTCATCCCATATGGCGCAGGAATTGTAAAATCAACAAGCTCACCAACACTATAGTCATTCGGCCGCGCGAAATAGACTTTAGCCTGTGTTGCTTGAGTGATATACAAAACTGGAGAAAGCTTTGGATACATGAAACCAGGATAAACCTTTTGGTAAAATCCCGTTGTTCCTGAAGCAACGCTCATGCCAGCATTTACAGCGGTTGCCATCATACCAAGTGAAAAGTTGGTATTGGTTGTTATTGCTGTCACTTGAAAAGCTATAGAACTCAATTCAAGCGCGCTAGTAATATTTATCAAACGAACATAATCGCCAACATTCAAGCCTGCCGTATTCCCTGTAGCTACTACTACAGTTGAAGAAGAAGGGGGGCTGCTTGTAACTGTAACTGAAGTTACTGCAACTTTAGCAAATGTAGGAGGATTGGTTTGATCAATGAAGGTAAAGCCTCCACTAGTTCCAGCAGCGCTGGCCAATGCATTGGTCGTCACTGTCTGGTTCTCAGCAATATATGCACCCTGCGCCATCGAACTAAACCATTCAGATTCTATCGATGTAACGGCCGTTGTATCGCCCCAATTCGTCAAATTCTTGACAAAAACCCAATCGGGCTTATCTGTCATTGGGATATTGACAGCCACCGGAGTCGCAGGATTTGTATAATCCCATTTTCCAATAAAACTAAAAGGTAATGCCATATGATCCTCCTTAAATACCTGTTGAGCGTAAGTTTTGAAGCCATAGGTCATTTGTAATGCACTGGCCTTGATAGAACGAGCAACCGGCAGTATGACGAAGCATACATGGGTCGTTGTTATATCCTGGAGGCAGATAGATAAAGCGAGCTTTACCACCTGCTTGCCACACAACCTTATAAGACTCCTTAGCAGCTACAAAACAGTTTGCAATATCATTGCCGAGCATAGAAGCGCCGACAGATACCGACCCCTGCTCAGAGATGAAGAATCTCACGTTATTAGCGCCGCCAAGTTCAGTGCTAAGCGTTTGACTGATGTTTGGATACTGGAACTTCTTGACAAAACCAGTCATGTTATACAAGACAGGGATCATTCTAGAGGTCAACATGCATCCGTAAGCATCGCCAATCGGACTTGTACCGAACTTCAGGTCAGCTTCCACGATATTAGTAATATACTCACCACTATTGTTCTGAAGCACTGTAAACACATCGTCAACGTCTTCAATGGCCATTTCTGTAGGAATATCGCCATTTTGACCATTTACGCAGTTAATGATAGATGCTGAAGATTCCAAGTTGTCTCGCTGGAGGGCGTCCTGTGTTTCTCTTAAACTCTGCCCTAAACGTGCCGCAGCACTATTAAGAACAGGATCTTCATTAGTAATCGTTACTTGTCGAGTCAACACAATGTAGGTAGCATATACTCTCACACGGCAGTCAACATCGACACGGTTTAATGATTGTGGAGGAGGATTATTTTGAGCATCATCAAGAGGCACTTCGAATAGATCTAGTCTATCGTATCGGCTCTGACGGTCAATAAATCCGTTATTGTCTGGCAACTCAACAGGAGTAGCAAATAATTGGTGAATTAAATTGTGCTCTGGAGTTGACAGAAGTTTCGCATTATAACGCTGCTGAATTTGTGGAGGCAGCGTACTAATAGATACTGTCATCTACGTTCCTTTGGGCTTAGCCCATTTCAGGAACCGAACCCGCTAAGGCAGCATATCCATGCATCTCACGATAAAGATCTTTCTTCATAGCATCTGTCATCTTGAAGGCTTCGGCGATAGGCCGCTTGTCATAAGCCATAGGCGATGGGACCGCTTTTTGACTCTTTTCAATGGCCTTATCAACCTCTTTGGTCCTTCTTGATTCTGGCGCTTGTTGAGCGATATTTAATGCTTTGATGTATTTATATGAATGCAACCCTATTTTGTATGGATCTTTTAGTTCCACGAGGGACTTAGCAAGTTCAGGTTCTTTTTCTTCGAGTAAACTTAAAGTTTCCGCATTAACGACCTCGGAGAAATCTGAGAACTGACGACTTAGACGATCCATGAATTGATTTTCTTGTTGCTTTTGATAATGCTTTTCGATTTCTCGTTTAGCTATATCTTCGGCGTATTTCTGAGCCTTTTTCTCAACAAGTTTTTCAACTTTGCCTTTGGGAATAAATTCCTCGGCTCCAATAGAATCAAATTCATCGATTTCTGCTTTCGGAGCATTCTGGGCAAGCTGTGCTTGCATCATCTGCTCAAAAAACTGATCGCGTTCTTTTAATTTCTTTTCGAGTTCGGCATTTTTAAGACGCATAGCTTTTAGATGCTGGTTAGAAACCTGCTCTTGCTTTTGCGCCTCTCTTGTTTCATTGACTTTTGTCTCGATTGGAGGTGCTACCTCTTGTACTTCGCTATTTATCGTTTCTTCAGTCATTGAATTCCTTATGTTGATGGTTGGCTAAACCACAATACGCCTACGGTGAGCTATGTCCGTGTACGCTCGATTGACAAATAAGGAATTAATCCTTTATAGGTCAATCAAAATATAGGTTTATATGTTTTGCAAGGGATGCGAAAAAGAACTTGATAATAAAGATTTCTTACCGCAGCAGGAAAAATGCTTTAAATGTGTTTATAAGCAAAAAACTGGCACTGATAAAGCTAGTAAAAAATGCAAACATTGCGGATGTAGCATCTTTGCTAAGAGAAGGATTTCATATTGCTCTGAAGAATGTTCTAGAATAGGAACTAAAAATCTTAGACAAAATTTATGGCTTGAAGAGTATAAGGGAGCTCCTGGATTTTTCTAAACCAAAGAAGCAAGTGAAACTGTAGCTGTCCTGTCATTATGTTGTGAAATTTTAAGATCTCCACGGAAATTTGGCGCTTCCTTCCAATTTCCTAAGTCATCTTTAATAAACCCAAATTTCTCAAGTTTCATATTCTCCCAATCACGATACATTTGGAGTCTTTCTGAATCATAAAGTTCTGGACATCCAAGCTCATTGATCATCTCATGGCGCGCTGGTAGTTCCCAGCAAAAATAAACATCATTAGCATAGGGAATAACCTTAAAAACAAGGGAATCAGCCTCTGGATATGGGCGATAAACCATTTTATACATACGTCTAAGTAGAGCTTTCTTCATTTGAAGATCCCATTTTTCATAGACTCTAATATAAAAGGGTCTTCCTTCAAAATCTTTAGTCCCATCCTTTATCGCATCATTAAGATCATCAGCTAGGCTTTTTTTCATCTCGTAGTTCATATCGCCTACTACAAGCTGTTTTTCTCCGTAGATCTGCGCTTTGGCATATATAGAGCCTATTGTATCGCGAGAAGGGTCAATCCATGATTGATTGGGCATTATTAACCTTTATATGGCATTTGTTGGATTAATGGGGGTTTAGCACTGATTTTTGTGCCTGTCTTTTTCTTTGGCCTTTGCGCTATCTTGCTGATTGGTTTTGGTAATTTTTCCATATTTCCTAATTAATATTTTTAAATTAATAGCCGTTTCTATAAGCTTTCAAAGAGATATAATTAATAAGTAAGAAAGCAAAATGATCCAAAATGTTGTGTAGATGATCGGAATACCATATTTCAATCCCCAGTGCAATTTCAATCATCTCCGTTATACAGCAAATGATGCTACAGATAGCAAAGATTATATAAGCGTACTTCACTTGCCATGAAATGACTTTAAAGTCTCTGCAAGTCGCGCTCTCTTCCCAATTTTGCCACCCTTCTTTTCTGCAGCTTTAAGTTTCTTTTCAGAGATCTTTTTATCTTCTTGCACATGCAATTCTTTGTGCAATGCACCTTTGTGTTTTATAGCTTCCTGGATCCATTTCACTTTAGCCATTGTAATCCTGCTTTACAAAAGGGAGGCCGGACTTTCACCGACTACTTAGGCGACTTTGCCGCTTGCTTCGTTGTCTTC